TGAAAGATAAAGCCCCTTATTATTATGAGTTAGCTAAAGATAGACTGCGTAGATACCCCGAAGATTATCAAAGTTATTATTATGTTGGAGTGTCTGCGGAGTTTATTGGTAAGCTAGAAGAAGCATACGAAGCTTTTAAAGCTGGGTATGAAATGTATAACACTGAATACTATCGTAAAGCGATGGATTTTTTAAACAACAAAAGGAGGATGTAATGGCAGATAATAATTCTGTAAGTTTGGAAACTTTGCAAGATCAGCAGAAGCAGCTGACCGAAGCTGTATCTCAGTTGACCGCTACTCGCACTCAGCTTGAGGAACAGCTAGCGGCAGTTCGTAATAATTTGGCTACAAACGCTGGCGCTTTGCAGTATGCTAATGCTCTTATTCAAAGCATCACTGGCGAAGAGCAGCCTTCTGTAGAAGATGTTGCTACTGGTGAAACAGCTGTTGAAGAAGAAGAAGTAGCTCTATAATGTAATTTTATCCATCTATAAATGTTTTGGCATTTTTTTGTTTCATATTTATTTTAGGAGTTTTATAGGTTCTTTTGTAATTGTTTGAAGTTTAACTCTCTACGTGAACAAAAAACTAGGTATATCTTTCTTAATGGCTCCTTGAGTCGCAAGAATTATACAGCTTTATAACATTTATAGATGGAGAAAATAGATGGCCGAAGTCTTTGTCTCGCCCGGCGTCTATACTCAGGAAATTGATGATACTTTTGTACCCGCTGGTGCTGGTACAATTGGTGCTGCCTTAATCGGTCGTACTGTATCTGGTCCTGCGTATAAGCCTGTGCAAGTAAGTAATTTTGGTGAATTTAGAGATACTTTCGGTGGTATGGATGTTACAAAATACATGCCCTATGCCGCTAAGTCTTATCTTAGAAATGGTTCACCCCTCACAGTAGTCCGTGTTCTCGGTAGAGGCACAGTAGACACCGGCCAGGTCGGTGTTGTTGCATTTCCCGTAGCTAACCAGTACTCAGCGTCAGCTCTTAGCTCTTCTAACATTGCTATGGCTGTTGTAAAGAGAAGAAGTAATTCTACTTTTGATCTCGTAATGAGTGGTAGTGTTAGCAATTTTGCTCTTTCCGCCGATGATACTATTGTTACTGGTCTTTCACTTGTTGAATCAGATGGTAACTATATCAAGAAGGTGCTGGGCACTGATCCTCAAACTTCCCATGATGGTGAGCGTCTTACTGATCTATACGTAGATGCTGTATTCAACTACGGCACCGCGGCTGGTTCTGTAAGTGCTGATGCTGATCAACAGGATAGTAGCGACTGGTCAAGTATTACCGCCGCTGGTAACTCATTCAATAAAGTTACAGGTGGTTTTTCTGGCGCTGATACTCCTTGGGTTGTTTCACAGAACATGAATGGTAGTGTTCATAACTTGTTCAAGTTTTCCACTCTATCTGATGGAAATATCGAAAACAATAAGTATAAGATTTCTATCTCTAATGTAGATGTCGCAGCTTCTCAAACTGCTTATCCTAAGTTTACTGTAAGTGTTCGGTTGGCTTCGGATACAGATGAAGAGCCAGTCATTCTTGAAAACTTTACTGATGTTGTTCTAGATCCTAACAATAAGAATTACATTGCTAGAGTTATTGGTGATAGAAGAACTCAGTTTGATCTTTCTCAAGATCCACCCGAAATTCTATTCAACGGTGACTATCCTAACAAGTCTAAGTATGTTAGGGTTTACATGGGCAACTATCCAGCACAGGCAAGACCTGCTGGATTCCAAGGTGTATCTAGTAACTCTTACGAGCGTCATGGTCAGAGTGTTAGCGCAGCTGCCCTTCCATTGAAACAGAATCAGCTTAACTCAGTAAACGCTGTTGATGGTCGTATCTTTACTGGTGTTAATTTCCAATCAGTAGGTGTTGGCGATAGGTTGAAAAGAACCATCACTTCTGCCTCTGGTACTACTACTAATGACAATGGTATGTTGATCTTCGCTGCAGCCGCTGATTATGCTGGCTCTGGTGATGTAAGTAACTATACCTTTATTGATCAGTTAGGTAGTAGCTCAGGCAACTTTTCTACTACTAACCCAGTTCGCTTTACTGTTCCTATGTTTGGTGGTTGGGATGGATTTGATCCTCGTAAGAAGCAGTTAGAAACAGAGCAGTCTACTGGCACCGATACCTTGTCTGGTGACTTTGATAGAGCCATTAAGATTCTATCTAACCCCGATGAAGTTGATTTCAATCTGATTTCAATGCCTGGTATTAGTTCCTCTGCTGGTGGTTCACTAACTGATAGACTTATTGATATGTGTGCAACTCGTGCAGATACATTTGCTATTATTGACATTGCTAATACCACTGCCACTGGTGCTGGTTTGAGTTTGTCGGTATCTAACGCAATAACTGAAGCACAAAAGTATACCTCCAACTACGGTGCTACTTATTATCCTTGGGTTCGTATTAACGACATTGATAATGACAAGCTCGTTTGGGTTCCCCCATCAGTAGCTGTAATGGGTGCCTACGCATTCAACGATAGAGTTGCTCAGCCTTGGTTCGCACCTGCTGGGTTCAATCGTGGTGGCTTGGATGAGGTATTAGAAGTTAGAAGAAGATTGACACAGCAGCAACGTGACGATCTTTATAATAGTAATGTTAACCCAATTGCGACTTTCCCAGGCCAAGGTATTGTGGTCTTTGGACAGAAGACTCTACAGGTTAAGCAATCGGTATTGGATAGGGTTAATGTACGCCGTATGATGATTGAGGTTCGTAAGACCATTGCTGGTTTCTCACGACTCTTTATCTTTGAGCCTAACACTGTTGCTACAAGAGAGCGTCTATTGACACAGGTCAATGATTATCTTGCCAGTGTACAGGCTGCAAATGGTATCAATGAGTTCAGGGCTATTTTGGATGATACAACCACTACACCTGACCTAATTGATAGAAACATCATCAAGGGTAAGATTTTCTTGAAGCCCACCACTGCAGCTGAAATCGTTATCTTTGACTTTACTGTCACACCTAACGGCGCAGCTTTTAGTGAGTAAATAAATAGACGGAGTGGGGTTTCGGCCCCACTTCGTTATATTTTTTTGATGAATAGTGTATTTATTATAGGATGTTTATTAAAATAAAAATGAAGATGGAGATTTAGAATGCCACAGCCTTTTGAAGTTAATGCGATGTTGGCTGATACCTTTGAACCTAAGAGACAAAATAGATTTTTGTTTCAGTTCACTGATGATACACTTCCAGCCTATATTGCTAGAACAGCTTCACGGCCATCTTTTACACAAGAAAGTGTAACGATTGATTACTTGAACACCAGACGTTATTTGGCTGGTAAGTTTGAGTGGAATACAATGACTATCGGACTTCACGATCCTATTGCTCCTTCAGCAGCACAGAAGGTTATGGAATGGGCTCGTTTGGCTCACGAAACAATTTCTGGTAGAGATGGGTATGCAGCTTTTTACAAAAAGAACTTTAATTTGATCTCTCTTGATCCTGTCGGCGCTGCTGTTGAAAAGTGGGAAATTAGAGGTGCTTTTATCACTGACGCAACTTTTGGTGATTATGACATGGCCTCTGGTGAACCTCTTCCTATCGACATTACAGTTCGCATGGACGAGTGTATACTTAGATACTAAAATTTTATTAAGGTTTTTTTAAATGTTTTAGAAAGGAAGTAAATGACAGAAATTAATGTCGATTTGAAAGAAGATCAAACAGAAGAAAGACCGATCGCAGAACCGACACCAAGAATACAGCTTACTCCAGAAGAGGAAGCTGCTTTCAACAGAGCCAAGAATCTCGGACAAAAAGCTGACGAAGTAGCTGGGTTTAAAGTACCAACTGACTTCGTTCAGCTTCCGTCCGGCGGTAAGGTTTATCCTGCAAGCTCTACATTACACAACATTAAAGAGGTTGAGTTAAGACATCTTACGGCAGCTGACGAAGATATTCTTACCTCTCGCTCTTTGCTTAGAAGTGGAAAAGCTATTGATTCAGTTATCTCTGCTTGTTTAGCAAATAAGAACATTAATGTTGAGGAACTTTTGTCGGGTGACAAGAATGCTATTGTTACTTTTTTGCGTGTTAGTGGTTATGGATCTGATTATGAAGTAGAAATGGATTGCCCATCTTGTGGTGAAACATCTAATCATACTTTTGATCTAAGCAACCTTCAAATGAAAAATCTTGAAATTGAGCCAGCAGTAGCTGGTGATAATAGATTTAATTTTCAATTACCTCAGACTCAAATCAATGTAGAGTTTAGATTTCTTAATTCTTTGCAGGATAAAGAGATTGCAGACGCTCAAGATAAAATGAAAAAGAGAACACAATCTCCTATTGATAGAAACATTACTACTCGTTTGAAGAATGTTATTATTTCTATCGAAGGGAATAGTGATCAAGGTTACATTAATCAATTTGTAGATAACATGAACGTAAGAGACTCTAGGGCACTTCGCAAATACATGGAAGACAACACTCCCGATCTTGATATGGAACAAGAATTTGAATGTGTTCATTGTGGGCACAGAGGGGAGGTGGAGATACCGATTACGGTAGGTTTCTTTTGGCCTGAGTCCTGAGAGTAAAAATCTTGTTTATAGGGAATTATTTGATGTTGTTTATTATGGTAAGTTAAGTTTTGCTGATGCTTATAATATGCCGGTGGCGTTAAGGAGATTTTGGTTAACAAAAGTAACGGAGGCATTAGAGCAAGAAAATAAGATGAAAGAAGCAGAATTACAAGCCCATCAATCAAGATAGTTATATCCCCTTATCGTATTTTTTATGGTAAGGGGATATTTATTTTGTGTTGTTCTGTGACTAAGGAGACTATCATGTTAGGAATTAAGAAAGAAAATAATAGATATCAGATAGACGAAGGAATCTTTCAAATCTTTAAGGTACTACTGGGCGGCGATATAGACATAAAAAAGATGAAAGATAAGGATCTGTCTAGGAAGGGAAGAGAATTAAAGAAGGCAGCTCTTGGTTTTGAAAAAGAACTATTAGACAAAGCCAAAAAAGCAGGATTTAATAATCTAGATGATTTTGTAGCAGCGAAGGAAAAAGAACTAGGGCTCTAAAATCTTATTAATAGTTGATCGCAAATGAACGAAGATTATAGGAAAGCAAAAAGCTACCAAGAGAAAATGGGTGGTACTCTTCATCTTGCTGTAGAAGAGTTAGCCACTGCTATTGGTGTAGCAGAAAAAGGTGTGGATGAATTTGGGCGCCTTACAGAAGAGGGTGCCAAAAACTTTGCTGAGTTATTAGGTGTAGCCGGAAAAGAACAAATAAAATCTCAGCAAGACATTCAAAAAACAACTGATAAAATTCAAAAAGATATCAATAAGGCTTTTAGTAATCTAGCAAAACGCATTCCTGTCATTGGAAAAGATCTTGAAAAAGGTTTTGAAAACATGATGAAAAAAATGACCACG